GAGATTCTGTTGTATACAGCCCTATTTTCCTTCTCTCGTAGTAGGTTTAGTTCCTTAATGTCTTGTTCTGAGGGCATCTAGTTCTCTCTGGATTTCCTCATCAGACATTGATTCTATGGTTGTGGTTTCTATTTTCTCTACTGGTTTTAATCCAGCGCGATCAAGGATGTCTTTAATGGCCCCAAGTCTTACTGATTCAGACTCTGCGTTCTCTGCTAATTCTGTCACCCAACTTAATGCCTGTGGTATCTTGTCCTGTAGGGACTTGTAGGTGGCATCCTCTATCTCTGTTCTGAATTGAGTCTTTAGTCTATGTCCTTGGACATTGGCGTTCTTCTCAGCATAGCCAGCATAGACAGCACTCTGGGTAGCGTTACCTGTACGGACATACTCTTCAATGAACTTGTCTTGTTTGTCTGTCATATTAACCGCCTTTCCAAGTAATAAACGGATATTGAGGGTTTCGCATCTTTTTTCTATTTTTAATGTAAGCAGATGCCTCTGGGATTGTTCCTCCATCCTCTAAAAACTTTACCGCTACTTGGTGATTCCATGTATCCATAGGCTCGTTACCACTAGAAAGTAATTCTCCCAACCAAGTATCAGGAGGGAACAGTTGATTATTTTCTCTTGCGTCTGCTAACAAGCCGCCAATTTTAGGGGATGTTCCAGTTCCTAAGAAATCAACCAGCCAAGTATGCCTTAAAGCATCCCCCTCCCACTCGCTTAACTTATCCTTTTTGATTAAGTCTTTATATTCTTTAGACTTAGATTTTAGATATCTTTCTATCTGGCCTTTTCCCTTACCTATAAGGTTAAGATTAAATAGTGTGTTCATAATACCCTCTGAGAGGCTCTGTAATGCCCCCTACGGGGTTTTATGGGTGTACCCTATAAAGGTCGGGGCGGTGGTAAGCGTATTGCGAAAACAATATAGAGATGATGACACCAATACGCTCTTGCTAGGCTCAGATGCCACCGCACACCTGAAGAACCGCATCATCTCTATAACCGTCCACAACTGTATATTCAGGTTTGCTTATATATCGCTTTATCTTCCACTGGTGAGTGGGAAGGATATATATATATATTCTAAAAAGAAAAAGGGGGCCACCCCCCCGAAAGGGCGGCGTCTTCGCTACTGAGGGGCTTTGTTAAAGCCTGACGAGTGCCGTGTGTGTGCGTGGGTGGGATATCATTCTCTCCGTGCTTACTTACATGATTGCCCTGATACCGCTCTTACTGTGTAGTGAGGCTACGTCTAATTCTCTCTCTCTTGTATATCTCTCTTAGTAGTGAAGGGGAGACAAGGTATTACTTGTGATCCCTCCGCCGCGGCGAGACAGAATCCGCATCGGGCCAATAGCGCCTCAACGCCTAGCCCTCCTGTTAGCGATACAATAGAGTTGTCCATATCACGTTCTATTCCCTTCTCGCTCCCAGCCGTGGGTGTGGAGCAAAAAGGAACTAGACCATGATATACAACTCTATATTGTATCGCGAACGAGAAGACCTCAAGGCTATTGAGTTCTCTCTTTATGGCCCTCCTGCTCCTCTTTGTCTCCCCTCTGCGAAGGAATCCCCTTTTGTTTGGTTAGGATTGAATGAGAGAGAGACAATTAGACTCAAGAATCGCTTGTACTGTGAGCGGTATTATCGTCAACAACCTGTTAAGGAGTTTTAAAAATGCAAAATACTTACAAACATGCTGCTAATAGTGGTTCCGTCTTTCTGAAAGATGGCATCAACAGCACTCGTCCTTGCGGTAAAGGTCATTACCGTCAAGGTTTGTCTGAGGAACTTCGCGAGTTAACTCTTTGGCCTTCCAAAGAGTTACGTCCTCATTGGGACACTGTTATCGCGATGCTGCGTGAGCGTGGCGTTTCTGATGGTCAGATGCGCTTTCAAGTTGTTACTTCTGATGTATACTTTGGCGATAACAGCCCAGAGTCAAGCGTCAAACGTAGTATTCACCATTACAATCAGATGGAAACTCACTCAAGTGAGGACGATGAGCGTTACGCTCGCGATGTTCGTTACGTCGAAGATGTCGATCCTCAGTGGCTTGTTGACAATGTTGAAGGCTTCAAAGTGATGCCTTATGTAGTCAACGGTTAATTCCTCAATAGCCCTTGAGGGGATTCGTCCTCTCAAGGGTTTTTTTATGCCTTGCCCGTGACCAGAGCCACGACCCCCTTTTTTCTTTTTAGATAGTGATGCTAAAAGAAAAACTAGGGCGAAAAGTAAACATTGGTTATGCTGGTTATATAATATAAGTGTTTGATTTAAATGCTTAAATTATATTGCTGAAATATGTTATAATGTAAACCGATTATTGGAGAATACTGATGAAAGATAAAGACTTCAAAAGTTTCTTGAAATATCTGAATAGTTTTGGTCTGCTAGACAGAAGCAAAGTGCCACAAGAATACTATCGGGCATGGAAAATCGTGGTTCTTGGCACTAAGGAGTATGGGACCGGAAGAACTACAAAGATGTTCTTAGACTCTGCTTTTAGAACTTTCAAAGAGGAGAAGACTGATGACTGACAATAAAAGATTGTTAAAGATAGAGGCTGATATCAAGGCTATTACGGAATGTCTTGCTGATATAGCGGATCGTATTAGTTTTATGATGATTGATGTATCTATCTTCGCTAATAGGGAAGAAGATGCAAGTGTTTACGAGGACTTAGATAACCCACCTTTTTAAGGAGAATATTATGTGGCCTACAGTAGACATCGTTAATGGAGGAATGAGAGTGACTTTAAAGGATGAGCCTGCGTTAGATGATATCCGCCCTGAACCTGATGATACTGTCCATGTTGGTGACATGGTTCATGTTGAGTTTAGAGAGGGGGAATACAAATGGTTAGCCGTGCAAGAGATTGAGTATGATGATGTTCTGAAAGAGCAGGTATTCTATTGTGTTGGTAAACATGGTACAGAATACGAGGTTTATCTTTGGGAAATGGATGAGGTTGATCGTTCATTGCGTACTAGACTAAGAGGTTAAACTATGAAGATACCTGAGAAAGTGTATGATGCTGTGGTCCCACCGTTGATGGCTCGTCTTGAAAGGATTGAAAATGGGGAGGAGATATCTCCTTGGCATAAGTCATGGAGTGCAGACGGTACTGACAACGCTCTTGAAGGGCAGCATAGAGGGGCGCGTAATGGTGTAAGTAAACGTCAGTATAACGGTGTTAACTGGGTGATTCTCAATCTATTATCTCCGCATATTTCAAGAGATTGGTTCACAATTAACCAGTTGAAAACATTAACTAATGACCCTCATCCTATCCCTGATGACCAATGGAGGGCATGGACTGAGATTATATTCTTCAAGAAGATTAAGATTAATGATGCAGATACAGGTGGAGAGAAGATGATACCACTTGCGAGACTATACAGGGTATGGAATCGTGATCAGATACCGGGATTGCCTGAGCCTAAGCCTGATTTAGTAGCGCCTGACTTTGACCCAAAGACTGAGATAGATACTTATCTTGCTAATCTAAAGTTGAAGGGCGGTGTTCATATTGGTGGTGATCGTGCGTTCTTTATGCCATCGGATGATGCAATAGGGTTGCCGCAAGACTCAGCATTTACTTGTGAGTTTGAAAGGGAATCAACCAAGGCGCATGAAGGTATCCATGCTACTGGTGCAAAGCATAGGTTAAATCGTAAGCGAGGTAGTAAGTTTGGTGATGCGGCTTATGCGTATGAAGAGTTAGTTGCTGAATTAGGAGCGGCTATGACCTGTTCTTATCTGGGTGTCCCGCTTGAGAAACTGCAACATACTCAGTATATTAAGACTTGGCTCAAGAAACTGAAGGATGACAAGACATTCTTATTTAGTGCGGCGGCTGAGGCAAACAAAGGGTTCCAACTACTAGCAGGAGTAAAGTAATGTTAATACAGCAAACAAGTATAGATGCGTATGAGTCTGTGAATAGAGGTAATAACTCCATGAAAGATAAGGTCTATGACCTGATTACTATGGCAGGGGTTATACATTGCGAGGCTGTGGAAACCATCCTTGATGGAAGGCATCAGTCTATCTCAGCATCTATCAGGCACCTAGTTAAAGATGGGTTGGTAGAAGATAGCGGTCTTAAAACTAAGACTTCATCAGGTAGAAAGGCTATTCTGTGGCAGATCGTAGATCAAACTTAGTGCGTTTATAAACCTTCCTATTAGGCTGGGCTTTAGGTTTGTACTTATTATCCTTGGCTACTAGGTTACGTCTTACTCTGTGTTTCTCTTTATCTTCAAGGTTGGTCATGGTCTAGTTGGTAACAACAGTTGTTA